GAATGAATGGCTGAACCGAACACTTCTTCGGCCGCGGCGCTGTTCGCCGCGGTCGGCCTCGCCGGCATCGCGCCGGGCGTCGACGGCGACGCGCTAATCGGCGCGTTCGCGGGCGCGGCGCTCGTCGTCGTCACGTCGAAAGACCTCGGCCTCGCGAAGCGCGCCGCGTACATGCTCATCTCGCTCGTGATGGGCTACCTCGCCGCGCCTGAAATCATCCACGCCGTGCCGATCCGCTCGACGGGTGTCGCCGCGTTCTTCGCGGCCGCGCTCGTGATCGCGGTCACGCTCACGCTGATCGAGCGCGTGAAGGGCATGGACCTGTTCGCGCTGTTTCGCAAGGGAGACTGACGTGCATGTCTCGTCCGCACTCGTCGCGCTCGCCGCGCACCTGGCCGTCATCGTGCGCGTGCTGACCTACCGCAAGAACGGCGCGCGGCATCGCTTCCACGTCGCATGGGCGGCCTGGGTGATCGTCGCGATTTCGGGCGGCTCGGCGATCGAGCTGCTGTTTCATCCGAAGCCGACCGGCTTCTTTCACGCGGCGCTCGCGGTTCTGCTCGCCGTGTTGGTGTACCTCGCGCGCGGCAACGTCGCGCGCCTTCTACGGAGTGACGAAGCGTGAACATCCTTCGATTCAACGATCACGGCGCGGAAGTCGGACTGCTGCAGCAGCGCCTCGTGCGCGCCGGCTACCCGGTCGACGTATCGCACCTTTACGACGAACAGACCGAGCGAGCCGTCCAGACGTTGCAGGCGGCCGCGGGTCTCGTCGTCGACGGCATCGCCGGCCCGAAGACGTACCGGGTGCTCGCCAGCGGGCAGCGCGACCCTAAGCACCTGACGGACGCCGACCTCGCGCGCGCGGCCGCGACGCTCGGCGTATCGCTCGCGTGCGTGCGGGCGGTCAACGAAGTTGAGTCCCGCGGCGTCGGCTTTCTGGACGACGGCCGGCCGAAAATCCTGTTCGAGCGGCATGTCATGTATCAGCGGCTCGTCGCGAATGTCGGCAGGGAAGCGGCGGACGCTGCCGCCGCACGATGGCCGGGCGTCGTCAACCCGAAGCGCGGCGGCTACCAGGGCGGCGCCGCCGAATACGTGCGGCTCGACACCGCGGCGCGCATCGACGCGGCATCCGCTTACGAGTCCGCGAGCTGGGGCGCGTTCCAGATCATGGCGTATCACTGGAAACGCCTGGGTTACGCGAGCGTCGACGAATTCGTGTCCCGTATGGAGCTGGGCGAAGCCGAGCACCTCGACGCGTTCGTGCGGTACGTCGCGGCCGACAAGAAGCTGCTAGCGGCGCTTCGTGCCCGGAAGTGGGCAGCGTTCGCGGAAGGCTACAACGGCCCGGAATTCGCGATCAACCTGTATGACGTGAAGCTCGACCGCGCGTATGCGAAGTACGCCGGCACGGGCAAAGCGGCCGCATGAACCTCTCGCGCCTCATGCCGTGGCTGGCGCTGCTCGCGTTGATCGCGCTCGTCGCAAGCTGTCAGCACGGCCGCGCGCTGCGCGCGCAGCTCGACCGGGCGACCGACGACGCGCGCCGCGCGAAACTCGACGCGCAGGCGAGCGCCGCCGTGATCGAGCGCCTGTTGGCCGATGCCAAGGCGAAAGACGCGCAGCGCGCGCAGCTCGCGCGCGCACGCGCCGGCGTCGACGCGACGCTCGCGACCTATCGAAACGAACTGCGGAGACTGATCGATGAAAACGCCGCCGTGCGCGCCTGGGCTGCTGGCGCTCTGCCTGATGACGTTGTGCGCCTGCACGCAAGCTCCGCCCTCAACGGTGCCGACGATTTCGCTCAACGAATGCGCGGCGGTGACGCCGTGCACGATGCCGGCGATGGCGCCGCGAACCAACGGTGAACTCAGCGACGCGCTGCACGTCGCGCGCGCGGCGTGGGCGCGCTGCGCGTCCGAAGTCGACATGATCGCGACGTGTCAGGCACGCGTGCGGCGGACGGACGGCCATGAATAAGCCGAGCAGCCTACGCGCGGCGCTCGTCGCCGCGTTGCCGCAGCTCAACGCCTCGCCGGACCAGTTGCTCGTGTTCGTCAACGAAGGCCGGATCGAGGCGACGGGCACGCGCACGGCGTCGTTCGACTATGAATACGAGTGCGAGATCATCATTCGCGACTTCATCGGCGACCCGGACGACGTGATGATCGCCGTGGTCGAATGGGCGCGCGCGAATCAGCCGGACCTCGTGACGAATCGGGACGAGCGCCGCAACGGCATGACGTTCGTCGCCGACATCCTGTCGAACAACGCCGTCGACCTCGGGCTCAAGGTGAAGCTGTCGGAAAGCGTCGTGGTCGGCACCGACGAAGCCGGCAACCGCACGGTCGAGCACATCGACGACGCAGCCGACGAGTGGCTCTCATGACGGACGATCTTCAGGCGCTCGAACGATGGGCGGGCGGGTTGCTCGCGAAGCTGTCGCCGGCTGCCCGCCGTCAACTGCTGCGCGAGCTCGGCCGCGATCTGCGGCGTGCGCAGCAGTCGCGCGTGGCGGCGCAGCGGAATCCGGACGGCAGCGCGTACGAGCCGCGGAAGGTGAAGGCGGGCGGCAAGCGCTTGCGCGAGAAGGCCGGCCGCGTCAAGCGCGAGGCGATGTTCCGGAAGCTGCGCACCGCGCGCTATCTGCGCATCGATGTCGACAACACGGGGCTGGCGATCGGCTTCGACGAACGACTGTCGCGCATCGCACGTGTCCACCAGGAAGGGCAGAAAGCGCCCGTCGAGCCGGGCGGGCCGCTCGCGCAGTATCCGGTTCGTGTCGTGCTCGGTTTCGCGGATGCCGATCGCGAGCTCGTGCGCGATCGGCTGACAAGCTATTTGAGCCGTTAAACCGGTTCCGTATCATTATTCGGGGAAGTCATGATTTTTATTCAGGTAGGCTTATAGTAGAAACAAAAGACGGCGCATTCGTACAGCCGGATAAAAAATCTTTGGAGGGGGCCATGTCGGATCGTTTCTTGAGGGTTTTTGTAACTCTAGCGGCCGTCCTCACATCATCTCAAACATACGCCTCGTCTTGCCAAGACGACGACTTACAAAGCAAAAGTAACGACGGCTCTTACTTATTCATGCTATCTGGCGATGTGTATGAAGTACTTGCGGGGGACGTAATCGATAGCTCGCTGTGGCTACCTCCATCGGATGTCGTAATATGCTCACGGATAGTTTTATATCGGGGCGCAAAGTACACGATATACGACATCATCAACAAAGATGAAAATGAAAAAGTCAGTGCAATCAAACGCAGATGACCTGTTTTTGCCGTTGCCGAGTAGCCCTCTATAGCATCCTCAAGAAAGAATCGGGGGTTTCATGAAATATCATGTATTGAGCTCATGCGCGATTGCATTCGCGATCACGCTTTTCCCCGGCTGCATCACGAACCAAGCGTTTTCCGAGCGCCTGAATTCATTGGTTGGCGAACCGATTGAAGAAGCTATTTCAAAGCTCGGCTATCCAACGGGGGAGCGACGAGTGGCGGGACACCATGTGTACGTTTGGAGCGTTGATCGGAGCGAGACAATTTTTGTTCCGCAGCAATCTTATGCAAGTGGATACTCGACTGGGCGATACGGGATGACGACGTATCATGCCACTGCCACCACAATGCAGGCGTTGCCCGTGAACTATGCGTGCGAAATCGACTTGGAAGTTGATATGGAAAACAGAGTAAAGTCGTTCCAGTTCAGTGGGAACCAAGGTGGATGTCGCCCCTTTTACTATCGTCTACGTGCAGAACAGCGAACCTGTGTGACGTATGCCGGCCAGACGTCTTGTCGATGAGCGAACGAAGACGCAACACCTAAAGTTGGCGCATCACCTCACTTGAACCTCTGATTCAGCTGTTGCGGCATCGAGCCGGGCCGATGCGATCGCATGATACGCCGCGTTGGTTTCGCATCCGATCCAGTGCAACCCCGCCTCGCGCGCCGCGGCGAGAAACGTGCCCGATCCGGCGAACAGATCGCACACGACGCCGCCGGCCGGCACGAGCCGCACGACCTCGCGCGCTATGTCGAGCGGCTTCTCGGTCACGTGTTGCTTCGGCAACGGCAAGCGGCACGGGAACACGCCCGGCAGATACACCTCGCAGTCGCGCATCGCGCCGCGGCTCGCCCATACGACGAATTCCGCCTGCTGCGCGAAGCCGCCGCGCCGCGGCCGCGTGCGGCCGGGCGTCTTGTCCCATACCGCGATGCCGCGCAGGATCAAACCGGCCGCCTGCACGACATCGGTCAGCGTCGGGAGCTGACGCCAGTCGATGAAGCTCACGAGCAGCCCGCCCGGCTTCAACGCGCGGCGGCATTCGCTCAGCCAGGCGTGACACCAGAACGCCCACGCGCGCTGGTCCATGTTGTCGCTCTCGAAGTCGGTATAGACAGTCTTCGTGCCGCTGTTGATGTACTTCGTGCTCGGCGGCCGCGAGCGCGCCGACGTGTGCAGCCCGCCCGACGAATACGGCGGATCGGTGAACACCATGTCGATTGAGGCGTCGGGCAGCATACGCGCGAGCGTGAGCGCATCCATTGCGTGAAGTCGGTCGAGTAGCGGGGAAAGATCGGCCGCGGGCGCGGCGTCGGTAGCGTGAATCGTCATCGTGTTGCGAGAGTGGAAATGCGCGCGGCACGAGCCGCCCGCACTGTTGCGTGTGTCGAGCGGCCATTGTCGACGCACGTTTCACCGCGCGGATCACGAGTGCGCTGTACCCGGCGGCACGACAAAGGCGAGTGCTCGCGCCACGCGCGGGCGACCGGCACCATTGCCGGTATGGATGCGAACGAAATTCAACGGCAAGCACGCAACGCCGTGCGCAAAGGCTCGATTCTCGATGTCGACCACAAGGCGGCGCTTTGCCGCGTGGCGATCGGCGAATCGGACGACGACGGCCTGCAAACGAACTGGATTCCCTGGCTCACGCCCTCGGCCGGCGCGACGCGCGAATGGCTGCCGCCGACGAAGGGCGAGCAAGTCGTCGTGCTCGGCGCGATGGGCGACCTCGCGCAAGGCGTCGCGCTGCGCGGCGTGTTCTCCGACGCGTTCCCCGCACCGGACCACCTGCCGAACACCCACACCCGCGTCTACGCGGACGGCGCGCGCGTGAGCTATGACCACGACGCGCATGCGCTCACGGCCGAACTGCCCGCCGGCGCGACGGTGCGCCTCATCGCGCCCGTGTCGGTCACGGTCGAGACGGAATCGGCGACCGTGAAAGCCGCGTCGGTCACGTTCGACGCTGAACAGACCACCTGCACGGGCGCGTTGCTCGTGAAAGGGCCGCTCGTGTTCAAGTCCGGCATGACGGGCTCGGGCAGCGCCGGCGGCGGCCACGTCATGCGCATCGACGGTGCGGCCGATTTCACGGGCGAAGTGCGCTCGATGGGCAAGAGCTTGCCCTTCCATACGCACCAGGCGCGCGGCGAATCGGCCGAAGTGAGCCCGCCGCTATGAGGGGCATGAACGCAGAGACGGGCCGCTCGATGTCCGGGCTCGATCACCTCGCGCAGTCCATCGGCCGCATCGTCTCGACGCCGCTTGGCTCGTGCATCCAGCGCCGCACGTTCGGCTCGGAACTGCCCGACCTCATCGACGCGCCCGCCAACGGCGCAACCCGGATTCGCCTGTATGCGGCGATCGCGACCGCGCTCATG